TGGTTCAAATTGTGTTCTAAGTGTGGACACGAATCGTCAGCACCTAAAACAGACGGAGATTAAAAAATGACCTCAGCGGTTTCGCCGATCACCCAGTTTCAGTCAGGCTCTTATCTCACTATTGCTGAGTATAAGAACGCCCCGACTGCGATCGACTACAACAACCTCGTGGTTGGCGGAACCTCTGCGCAACAGGATGCTGAACTTGCCTCTGTAATTCAACGAGCATCTTCATGGATCGACATTTATGTGAACCAGCCTCTTATTGCTCAGAACTTCCAAGAGCAGTCCCGTACCCGTATTACCCAAGAGGGGTTTATGGTCATTTCGCCTGACTACAACAATGTCGTGGCGTTGAACTCCTTGTCGTATGGGGCTACTCCTACCGCTATGACTGCCGTGACCGATGGCGCGTTGCAATCTTGCTGGTTCGAGAAGTCACAGATCATCTACCCTATGAGTCAGGTCGGAATTGGCTACTCATCTCAGGGTCCATTATCTTTCGGCTTCCCCCCAACAGTTCGATCTCGTATCTATGCCGCATACAACTATTGCGCCGGATACTGTAATGGCTTGATCTCATCCGCGACCGCTGGTCAATCCTCCTTTACTATGATCGATCCAATCGGACTAACCGCTGGCACAGTCGTGACTATCTATGACGGTCAATATACTGAGCAGGTAGTCGTGTCACCTTCGTATGTCTATGGATCAAGCACCGTGGCTATTACTTCCGCCCTTAAGTACGCACACGCTTCCGGTGTAGCCGTTGGCAATATGCCACAGGCAGTCAAAGAGGCGGCTATCTTGGCGACTACTGATTTCCTCAAGGTTCGTGGCGATAACTCCTTGACTATGGCAATCACAACGCGAGCAACCGCTGGTCCAGCCGCTAGTTCCGTATTCGGATCTGATCTTGAATTGGCCAAGCAACTCCTTGCTCCATTCCGACGGATGCGCTAAATGGCAGTCGGCAGAACCCAACTCCGCTCTACTCTTTACAATTACCTCGTTGGTGCAAGTATTCCTACGCTCAATCAGATCTTTACTTCATTTCCTAAGCGCATCAACTATCAGGTAAATGCTCAGCCGGGTCAGATGAGTCGTGCCGCAGTCGTAATCTTTATCCAAAGCGAACGCGAAACTCGTTTGGCAGTAGGAGGCGCAACCGGTGGTTGGAAGCGTGTTGATTTCCAAGTGATCTTGCAGGTTTTCCACCACTCCGTTCTGAATAACGCCGAAGATGCAATGACGGATTTTGATACACTTATCGACAACATCAAGAATACGCTTCGAGCCAGTCATAACTTCGGTGATACATCGCAAGTAAATGTGTGGCAAGGCGCGGAACCTGTGATCGACTGTATCTATGGAGAGCCGACAACTTCGGAGTCCGGAGCGACAGAAACCTTTGCAGAGATTCGATTCGATGTTACCCAAATGATTCAGGCATAAGGAGAACGATGGCCACCTATCAATACAACGGTGACGATGTTCAGGAGTTCCCAACTCTCGGACTGACCGTTAAACCCGGCGACACTTTTGAGTCAAAGGATGAGGTTATCTCAGCCAATGTCACTCTCGCTTCAGCATCAAAGAAAACAACACCAGCACCGTCAGCCGCGCCTGACACAACCGTAGGAGAGTGAAGTAATGGCAGTTCAAAATACCCATCGTTCGTATATTGGAATCGCTAAGGAAACTACTAAGGGAACTGCGGTAACAACTCCAACCGCTTATATCCCTGTAATTGCGAACACCATCAAGCCTCAGGATATTTACACACCTCTTTACGACGAAGGTCTCCGTGGATCTCTCGTAAAGAATTACAACTACTTGCAGGGTCGCGTTCACTCAACCTTCGATTTTGGTGGAGCAGTATTCGCAGACACAATCCTTTACCCTCTCGCTGGCGTACTTGGCGAAGATGTAGTTACTGGATCTGCGCCTTACACTCACACTCTCGCCCTCAAGAACACAACGGCTACGGCTTCCGATGCTCAGCCATCTGCGTACACAATCCTTGATTACTACGGTGCGAATGTTCGTGCGTGGGCTGGTCACCAGTTCCATGACTTCTCGCTTAAGTGGAACGCAGACGGACTCCTTGAGTACGATGCAAAGTCAACCGGATGGGTTTCAGCAACAACTTCCACCCCAACCCCATCATTCTCAACCGTTCTCCCTTCAGTCGTATGGACTGGAACAGTTAGCGTTGGTGGTACTTCTATCTCTAACTCAACTCAGGGAAATATCGACCTCAAGCGCCCAGTAACTCCTATCTATGGAATCTCAAATGTGCAGACTCCGTATCAGGTATTCCTCGGTGCGCTCGAAGTGACTGGCAAGGCGACTTTCCTTATGGAAAACGACACCCAACTCACTAACTATCTCACCAACACTCAACCTGCTCTCGTCTTTAACTGGACTACTGGAACAGGTGCATCACAGACTTCGATTCAGGCAACAATGACTAAGGGTGCATACACACTCGCCGTTATTGAACGCTCAAAGGACTTCGTAGAAGTTCTCGTCGATTTCAACGCGCAAGGCAACTTGACTGATGCCGGAACTGTCGGATACTCACCTATCAAGTGGGTCGTAAAGAACGCAGTAACAACTTCAGTCGCATAAACTAGAACGCAGTAGGGGTGGCAGGTCGATTCGCCCGCCTTCGTGGATCCCGCACCCCTACTGCCTAGATTTGCTAGGATAAAGAGAAGGCAAACAACTAGGAGGCAATATGTCAAAGAAAATTACGCTACCGTCAGGCGCGACAGTAACAATTAAAGATGCGACTGAATTAAAAGTCAAGGATCGCAACCGCATTATGCGCGCTGGCGATGCTGAATCACAAGCCGAAAAAGGTATTGCTATCAGCAACGCTCTGTTAGCGGCGATCATTGAGGATTGGTCACTCGATCTTTTAATCCCTTCGGTCAAGATTGACTCGATTGAGTAATTGTCTATCCCTGACTACACCGCGTTGATGAAGGAAACAGATCACCTTACAACTGAACTTTTCCCAAGCCTTAATGACTCAGACGAGAATAGGCTGAACCCCGATAGCCCTTTAGAAAACTAGAACGGCTCAAGGATTTATTCAGGGGATTCCAAAAATCGGATACCCTTGAGTATCCGACAACAGAGTGGTTTTACTTCAAGTTCGCTGATCGTTTTGGCTGGACTCCTGAGCAGGTGGATAACTTGCCAGCGGCTAAGGCAGATTGGCTCTTAGCGATTGCAGATGCAGTCGAAGAAGTTAAGATCGAAAAGATGGAGAGCCGTAAGTGAGCGATAGCGTATCGAGCAACTTGCCTGAAGTCCTAGCGGCTCTCAATGCTTGGCAAAAGCGTATGGATGATGCCGGCTATCGTGCGACTCAAAAGATTACTCAGGACTTAGTTTTCCAAGCAAAAAAAAATGCAAGCGAAGTCAAGAACCCACCGGTGCAAAAAAATAACAGGCTTCGCTATAACCCTCATATTGGTCCGAGAGATGGCGAAGGTCCAAACTATGCGACCGGAAATCTCTTTCGCAACATTATTGGCAATCCTGTCCGTCGTGTTGGCTTCGAAACTTATACTGCGAGTGCAACCTCCGGTGCTGAATACGCACGAGCCGTTGAATTGGGATCAAGTCGCTGGAAAGATGGAGTCAAGTTCCCTTATATGATTCCAGCGCGTGATTACTTGGTACAATCGGGCAGGGCTTCCGCTTATATCCGTGACGAAGTTCGACGAGCGATGGGAGCGTAACCGATGGCAGGTGAAGTTCCTCCATTAAATGTCGAAATCCTCGTACAACTCTCCAACCTTACTGCCGCAGTTCAAGAGGCTACCGCCGGATTAAATAAGATCGGCGATACCGCTAAAGAGCAGAATTCAAAGTTCGACTCCCTCAAGTCCACGATGCTTGGCGTATTCGCTGGCAATGTAATGACTCAGGGATTGCAGATTCTCACTACCGGACTCCATGATGCAGTAAAGGCTATCCAAGATACGCAGGTCGCTACTGAGCAACTCTCGACTGCGATGAATAACGCAAAGCAGAATACCGCCGCTAACCGTGCTGAGGTTACTGCGACTACAGAGAAGATGAGTTCTCTAGGATTTTCCGTTAAGGATTCCGAAACCGCATATACCAAGTTAATTACTGCCACCGGATCTACGACTGAATCAACAAAACTTATGTCGATGGCGGCTGATCTTGCTCGCTACAAGCACGAGTCATTGGCAGAGGCCGCCGGAACCCTTGAAAAAGGAACAATGGGATCGGCGAAGGCATTTAAGGAATTCGGTATCACCTTAGATACCACTCTCCCTAAGAATCAGGCTATTGCTAAGGCGATGGATGAATTGAACGGCAAGATCGGTGGGCAAGCCGTTGGTTATACCCATACCTTCGCTGGCGAAATGGAAATCCTCAAGGCTAAGTTTGATGATGTAGCCGTCAAGGTGGGCGCAGTCGTTATGCCTATCCTGACGAAGTTAATGGAGTTTATTACTGGGGTACTGATCCCTGCGATCGAGTTCCTCTATAACGCCACATTGGGCGCGTGGATCAAGCAACTCATTAACCTATGGAATACCCACGAAGGCTTGCGAAAGGTCATTGTAGGGGTCGTAGAGGTCGTTGTAGGGGCATTCGGCTACCTGCTCGGAGCGATCGCTAAGGTAGTCGATACCGTCGCAAAGATTCCAATTCTCGGTGAGCCTTTTAAGGCTATTGGTAAAGGTGTGGACGAAGCCGCTCTAGCAGTTGGCAAGTTCGGAACAAGCCTTGACTCCCTAGCAAATAAAAAGATTACGCTCCCAACTCTCGGTGGCGCGCTTGCAAG